CTCCCAACTTTGCTTGGCTGTTGATAGTTCGGATAACTTCACGGTTGATTTCAGCAAGAATTTCAGCAGACAAGATGTTTGCCAATTCTGCTTCAGCGTCAAGACCGTGGATTGCTTTCAGGTCTTGTGCCAGTTCAATCGTGTACTCAGCTTTCAAAGCACGTGACTTTGCAGTCACAGTTGCTTTCTCGATGGTGAAACCCATCTCGCCGAACTCGGCACCAGTGTTGCCCAGTGATTCAGCAGCGTTAGTAGACATACCAACACCGAAATCAGCTGCTGCTCGGTTAGTAGCGAGAGGATCAGCTGCTCCGTCTAAACCAGAAGGACCGCCAGCGTGAACAACGTTGGCAGCGTCACCGGAGTAACCAGTTTCTGCTTCGTTGTGCAATGCTTCAACATCAACGGCAACACCGTTGTGAGGACCAGTTCCAGCTTCGCCTTTGTAACGAGACTTCATGGCAAAGATAAGGCCAGTTGGTCCAGTCATTGGTTGAACACCACAGACATCATATGCCATTAGGTTAGGCATAGCACGTCGAACGAGTGAGATCAATACTGGATCCCAGTTGTCAACGCCAGCGCCAGTTGCGTTAGCAGGTGTCTCAGCGAGAAAAGACTGTTGTCCTCGCTCAGCCATCATTGCTCGTTCTTGGTTCTCAAGAACTGCCGCAGTTACGTTGCGACGGTGACGGTCAGAAATACTACCGGCAGACTCTTCGTTTAATACGGGAGCCCACTTTTCTGACAAATGCTCAAAGTTTAAAGATTCCATCTTACTATCTCCTTGGAATATATTGTTTTATTAATCCCTGTTGACCGTTTTAATGGCCTGTAGGTATCGCTCCATCATTGGAGCTACTTCAACTTCAGTGTCGTATGAAGATTGATCGTCAGCGGACTCCTCCAATACTTCTTCTGTTGAATTTGTTGTGAAGTATGATTCTCGTACAGTAGCAACCTTAGAAGCGAATGACTCTTCGTCATCGAATTCAAGGTCAGTTACTAGAGATTCAAACTTGTCTACCTGGGTGTCAGCGAGACCGTAAGATGCTTCAGAAACAATGCTCTGTCGTTTCAGTTGCTCTACACTTTCACTCAGTTTAATTGCGTCAGCAGTCGTCTTGTAGAGTTGCTCTTCTAACTCTTCAATCTGGTCTGCCATGTCGTCGACGAGGTCAATCTTAGCTTCGGGTACGTCGATGTAAGACTCAACAAACAACTCTTTCAAGTTGCCCATGAAAGTCTCAGCGATCTCAGTTCGTAAGCCTTGATGGATAGCGAGTCGGTTCTCTTCCATCCATTGCTCAACAACGTAGTTCAGGTAGGAATCTACTTTCTCGACAAACTCTTCTCGTTGAGTGACTAACTCAGTTTCGAGTTTCTCTTCGTATGCAGATTCAATTCGCTCAACCTCTTCGGCAAGCTTGGTTTTCAATGCTGATTCAAAGATTACAGCAGTTTTGGCACGAAACTCATCACTGAGTGTTGCCTCAGACTCGACCAGTGCGTCAAGGTCTTCAGAGAAGTCTGCTTCTGTAGCAACTTCTGGAACAACCTTCTCGACCACTTCCTCTTCAGCAGTGCCCATCATAGAGTTGTATGCATCTTGCAACTCTTCTTTGGACATAGTGTTGAGGTGGTTGTACATGTCACTGACGATACCTGCTTTACCCTTTGGCATTGCGTCACTGTTCTTCTTGTCTCCCTTACGAGCCTTAGCAGTTTTACCACTGTCAGCAGCCTTATCGACTGCGGAGAGTGCTTTGCCCTCTTCACCCTTCTTGTCGTATGACATATCAGGTGTTGATTCTTCTGCTACTTCCTGCTCATCGAGGTCGACGTTTACGTCTTCATAATCGGACATTTTAGTCTCCTTGATCAAAAGTTTTTCTTTAATGATGAGAGGAAATTCTTAAACTCTCGTGTCTGTGTGGCATAATCACCAACTACGACACGGGGAGGTTCCGAAAAATCAGTCTCTTGTTCTTCACATATTTCTTGAGCTGTTAGGATTCCATTAATCCAGACCCATTCGACACCTTCCATAATTCCATTAACGAAAGCGTTCGGTGCTGATGGATCTTGTACGATATCAACCGTACTAAGAGTGAAATCACTGCCGACGTAGTTTACACCACCTCGAGACTCAAGACTACCCATTCCACGAGTTGAGACACCAAGATTGACACCGCCTTCGAGTAGACCTTTTACAATCTGTCCCATAGGAGTATCAAGTAT